GCATTCGTGGGCGGGCTGGACCGGGAAATTTACCGGCGGGATATCCGCGACGGGGAAACGCTGGCGTCATTGGTCCGCGAACTCGGCGATGACGGGATGAGCCGGTGCGAGATCGAAGAGGTGTCCGGCCTGAAGCAACCGGCCGACACGCGAGACCTTGAAGCGTTCATTACGCGAAGATTCAGAATCCCGTGCGACGAATGCCGGACCGACTGGACGTTCGGCGTGCATTCCCTATGGGGCCGGCCGTGGGCGGTATTCGGCTATCACGTCGTTCGTGACGGGGCTGGAAACGATTGGGACTACATCCCGGAGTACCGCGCGGAGCACTTCCGCTCGTCGGCGACCGATCGCAACGTGAAGCGTGGCGTCTCGGAATACTGGCCTGTCGAACGTCACCTGCGGAAGGGTGATAAGGTCTTCACAGCGACGGCCGACGGCTCGGCGGTACAGGCACGGATCGCATGGATTCGGGAACTGGCGGAAGGCCACGCCCGGTCAACGGTATCGCCGGTTGACGGGTATGTTCCGGTGTCATCGCTCGGCGCGCCGCGGCAGGTTCAGGCGGTGAACTACACGTCGCCGGTTTCGATTACGGTCCCGGCAGGCCAGAAGTACCTTGCCGGCCCGATGGGATCGCAGCGGAACCCGAACCTGATTCTCGCGGGGCAGGCCGTACTCCGTCTCGCGGGCGTCCGCTGGTGTATGCCGGAGTGGATGGTCAGCGGTGATGCGAGCAACAACAACTTCAGCAGTTCGCTGGTCGCCGAATCGCCGTTCGTGAAGTCTGCGGAAGCGGAGCAGCACACGTTCAAGCGGCAAGCCGTGTCGCTGCTGTGGAAGGCCGTGCGGATCGCGTTTGAAGCCGGTCGGTTTGATATCGGTTCGTTTGCGGAACTCCGCCGCCGTGTAATGCTCAATGCCACGCCTCCAGAGATTGCGACCCGTGACCCATTGCAGAAGTCGCAACAGGACGAGATTCAGATTCGCGCAGGAATCAAGTCCCGGCGAACGGCCGCTCAAGAGGATGGTCTCGACTTCGATGAGCAGGTCGCGAATATGGAGACGGACGGAGACTCGGCGTTTCGACAGGGGCAACATTCGGCATCGCCCGCTGAATTGGGCGCACTCGTCGGCGCTCTGTCATCCGCCGAATCGATGGACGACGTGCGTGCGATTTCCGAGAGCATGCTGCGGCGGTATCCGTGAGCCGGTTTTGTCAACCAGTGGTTGACAAACTGTCCACCGTTTTGTTCAGTAGTGACACCAATTGAGCGTCACAATGACGCTCAGCTTTTCAGCCTGTAAAACAAGGTGTTTTCGTTGGCCGAACTCGTCAACCGCTCAACCTACGAAGCGACTATCGCCCGCGTACTGGCGGAGTTTCTTTCCGCGCGTCGTCGCGAGTTGTCGGCGCTCGTTATCGCAGGTACGGAAATCCCGCCGTCGTTCTGGTCGGCGTTTCAGGCGGAGTTGAACAACCTGCTTCAGCCGTACATGTCGGCGCTCCACCTGCAATCGTCTCTGGAGCATTTCACGTCGGCTATCTCGACGCTCCCGGTTCAAGCGGAAGTCACCGTTGGCGCGGGAGCCGGAATCTCTACCGCCGGGGCTGAGGCTCGGCTGCACTCCGAAGCGATCCAATGGGGCACGAACCGCGCGTTGGATATCAGCGGGCGGATGACCGGCAACATTCAGGCGGAGATTGAATCGAAGGTCGCGGACTACCGGACGATCCGCGCGGTTGGCGAGCCGGTCCCGCAGGCCAAGATTCGCGATGACTTGCTCGATTCGCTGGGACCGTCGCGAGCGGCCGACGTGACGACGACTGAGATTACCCATGCGGCCGCGAGCGGCGGTGAGGCGGGAATGAGGACGGCTGGTAATGAGTTCCCGGAGGCTGGCGGGCCGGATGAGTTTGACCTCTGGATCAACAATCCGCACCTGTCGAAGTCCGGTCCGTGTCCGATTTGCGAGCCGCTGCATAAGACGCCGAGGAAGGTATGGGCGGAGCAATTTCCGGACGGTCCGCCAGCGCACTGGAATTGTGTTTGCGAGATTGACTACGCCAACGGACCGGGGCCGGGTAAACTTCGCGGGGCGGAAGTCTTGCCAAGCGGCGAAAAAGTTGTAGACTTGTTTCGTCGGGCACAAGATATCACGGGGCCGCTGCTGTGAGACTCCACGAAACCATCACAACCGAAGGCATGGGGCCGGATCGCGTTGACCGCGAAGCTGGCGTCATTCGTGGCGTAAGGATTCTCGGCAGGCAATCCACGAACGGCAGATCGTACAGCGACCGTGCGCAGGACTCCGCCGCCGGAATGTACGAAGGCCGTAAAGCCTATCTCGACCATTCGCTGAAGGAACGGAGCTTCCGGGAGTGGGTCGGCCGCTGGCAGAACATCAAGGTCACAGGGTCCGGCGATGATCGCCATGTTACCGGCGACTTGCGTTTTTTGAAGGAAGGCCGGTACGCTGCAATGCTGGTGGAAGCAGCTTCGGAGTTCGCAACCGATTTCGGCGTCTCGCACGACGCCGAAGGAAAAGTGTCTGGACAAAGGCCGAACCAGATCGTAGAAGATATTGAGAAGGTTCACAGCATCGATATCGTCACCGATCCGGCGACCAGCCGCGCATTGTTTGAATCACATCAGGAAGACGACGGAGAGCCGACCGTGGAAAAGAAATCGATTACCGCGATCCTGATGGAAGCCGCGAAGTCCGAAGCTGCGAAGACGCCGGAGTACAAACTGCTCCGCGAGATGACGCTCCGCGAAATGGATGGCGACATGGCGATGCCTGCGGAAGTCGCCGTCGAACCGGACATGAAGCCGGAAGAGCAGATCAAGGCCGGCATCCTCGCGGCCATCGTCGCCAAGTTGGAATCGGCCGACGTCGCCATGCTGAAAAAGGTGATGAAGGACGTCGGCCTCGGCGATCCGCTGGAAGCCGCAAGCGGAGGCGAAGCCCCGAAGCCGGAAGGCGGCGAAGAGAAACCGCCGGAAGAGAAGCCGAAGGAATCCGAAGAGGTCGTCCGCCTCAAGGCTCAACTCGCCGAACAGCAGAAGCGATCGGCCTCCGCGTCCGCATTGGCGGAAGCGAACATCCCGGCCACGTCCGCCCGCGTGAAGGCATTCGCGGCGTGCGAGACGGACGGCGAGCGGAAGGAATTGATCGAATCGTGGAAGGTGAAGGAAGACGTGCAGAAGCCGCGTTTCTCCCGGCCGCTGTACGATGCGGACGACTTCAAGGGGGACGATTACTCAAAACTGACCGAAGGCCGCAAAGAGCGGATTCTCGGATAGACTGACGCTCCGTAGGGAAGCAGCATCCCGTCAGGTTCATAGCCTGAAGATCGCCGGTGCGAATCCGGTCGGAGCCACTTGAAAGAAACGAGTCGATGTGAACCGTATTGGTTCGCCCGGTAACGTGAGGCTGAAGGCGGAGTAGCTACCGTCAAGAGGCCATGCAATCTCGCTGCCTGCATGGGGCCGCGTGAAACAATGCGTTTCACGTCGGCCCTTTTCTTTTGCATCGGCAAAACGAAACCGCAGGAGCGAAAGATGAAACTGACAGGCGAATCCGAACACCTCGATTTCCTGCGGGACCACTACCTCGATCGCCCGCGGTTCGACGTCGCCCTCGATACGTCGAACCAGTTTGAGTTCACGTCGAATTCCGGCGGAACGGCGGCCGTCGCCGATGGGGTTGACGAGCAGGTTACGCTCACGCCGTCAACCGGGACTTCCGACAACGATGAGGCATATCTCGCCTCGAAATACGAGAAGTTCAAGTTCCTGGCAGACCGTCCGATTCACTTCGAGCAGGATGTCCAATACGCGGAAGCCAACACCGACGACGCGAACGTCATCATCGGTTTCAAGGATGCCGTCGGTGCCGACACGCTGCTGAATGACGGCGGCGGTCCCGCTGCTTCGTATTACGGCTGCGTCTTCTTCAAGGTGGACGGCGGGACCGTGTGGAACGCCGAAGTGTCAATCGGCGGGACGCAGTACACGAAGACGCTCGATGCCGACGTTGCGATCAACAACATCGCACAGACGGCAGGCGGTTCGGCCTTCGTGAAATTCGAGATCGACGTGTACCCGAAGGGCGGATCGTCCGGCGGGAAGTTCGACGCCGTGTTCTCGATCGGCGGAATTCCCGTCGCGAAGTTCACCGACATCGACGACGGCACGCCGACGGAGATGCAGCCGTTCTTCGGACTCAAACTCGGCAGCGCGGTTCAGCAGACCATCGTCGGCCGACCGTGGATGTGTTACCAGAAACGCTAACGTCGCATTCGTGTTTTCAGACACAGGGGAGTTTCGACAATGCTTCAGACGAGAAGCTACCAGCGGATGCGGCGGCTGTACGAAGCGGCCTGCAAAGACAAAGATTCGACGATCGGATCGAACCAGTTTCTGGAAGACTTCCGGGAATCGATGGTCAATGGCCATTACGATCCGTTTCAGTTTTCGATTCGCGAACTGTTCGAACACCTTGTGCCGGACGGCCGCGAGATCATGGCGTCATGGAACCCGCGGACCCGCGTCAACAGCGGCGTCGTGCTGACGGAAGCGGGCGGGGCCGTGACGACCGGCATGTTCGCAAACGTGTTCGGCCAGATTACGTACTCGACCGTGCTCAAGCGGTTCGAGAATCCCGTGTTTCTGTGGCCGCAACTTTCGCGGAACGTTCCGACGCCTTACGAATTCGAGCGCGTGCCGGGAGTCTCCAATCTCGGCGACGTGACGGAAGACATCGCGGAAGGCGCGCCTTACCCGACGGCCGGTGTGAGCGAAGAATGGATCGACACGCGGCCGACCGTGAAGCACGGCGTTATCGTGCCGGTCACGAAAGAGGCGGCGTTCTTTGACCGCACAGGGCAGGTTCTGTCTCAGGCCATGAAGGTCGCCGATGCACTGGCAATCGACAAAGAGAAGCGAATCGTCGCGATGGCCGTCGGCAATACCGATGCCTACCGGCGCAACGGCAAGGCCGCTGTCCAGACCTACAACGACAATACCGGAGACCACGACTGGGACAATCTCGCGGCGTCGAACGGACTTACGAACTACACGGACGTGGAAAACGCGATGCTGCTGTTGGAGGCGATCACCGACCCCGATACCGGCGAGCCGGTTCTCGTCAACGTCGAGACGATGAAGCTGCTGGTTCCGCCGGCGCTGCGGATGACGGCCCGCAACATTCTGAACGCTACGGAAATCCGGTTCGGTGACATTACCGCCGGGGCCGGGCTTCAGACGGTCGGCAGCCGCAACCCGATCACGCTGGGCGACGGCAGCGTTCTCAGCAACCAGTACGTGAAGGACGCGACGAGTTCCGATACGACGTGGTTCTTCGGCGACTGGATGGAAGCGATCACGTATCGCGAGAACTGGCCGATTTCCACGCCGCCGATTCCGCCGAACTCGCACGACGAAATCCACAACGACATCATGCACCAGTTCAAGGTCACGGAACGCGGCGAGGTCCAGATGGAACAGCCGCGAGTTCTGGTCAAGTCCACCGGCTAAACAGAGGGGAATATGCGAGTTCACGAATACGCAAAGAACGTCGGAAAGAAGTCCGATGAAGTGCTGGCGGTCATCTCCGAACTCAATCAGGACGTTCCGGACGGGGACGAGTCGCCGTTTCAAGCGACGGCGCACAACTCAAAGCTGACCGGTTCAGAGATGGAGGTTCTGAACGATTACTTCGGATTGACGGCTGAACCGCCTCCGAAAAAGGTCATTCCGATTCGGAAGTACGAAGTCACCGCCACGCGGCTGAAGGGCAAGGGTCCGGCTTTCCTCAAGCTGGAAAAGACGGCCGTCGATGAGCAGGAAGCGATCCGACAACTGATTTCCGAGCGTGGCCTGAAGGTCAACTACTACCGCTTCCGCGCGAAGAAACTGAAAGACCTCGGCCCGCACGTCCGCAATGGCAAGGGCGAACTCGTTCCGGCAGCATAATGTCCGCATTGACCGACCTTGAGGCGGCACAAGCATCATTGACGGCTGCGATCGCTGCTGCGGTGGCGGACCCGAAGCCGTCCTATTCGATTGACGGCCAATCGGTGAACCACGATGCGTACCTTGCGTCGTTGACCGCGCGGCTGAAGGAAATCAACCGGCTGATCGTTGAGATCGGCGGCCCATTCGAAGATCAAACGGTGCTCTGGTGACGCTCGCGACGCAAGCCGCCGCCGATTTCCTCAAGTTCGACGGGCTTGAAGCGGTGACGTATGTCGCGAGGCGGACTGACGAGCAGGGCAACCCGCAGGAAACAAAGATCGCGATTGCCAACGCATTGCGGCGTGCAGTCGGATACCGGGATCGATCGCTCGGCGTTGTTTCTGTCGATGACGTGGCGACGACTTGGCATGTTCGGAAACAGGACATCATCGACCCGGTTTCGGAAGCGGTCGTCACTCCGCAACGCGGGGATACGATCATCGACGGCGACGGTCAGAAGTGGGGGATTCGTTCGTTCGATCTGCAAACGCTCAGCGTCAGGTATCGATTCGTGAGTGTGATGGGGGAAATGTAGCGTGGCCATCGGCAACCCGACTGACGCCCGCAATTCGTGTTGGGACGCCGTGCTCAACTGGCCGGCATTGAAGGTTGGCGGGGAATCGATCTTTCGCAGGAAATACCGGTTCGATGACGATGAATCGCCGGAGGTCAACCCCACCGTCGAGCAGCTTCCGGCATTGGCGTTGTTCCCGACGCCGGGGGATTCCGTAGCTCAAGACGTACTCAACCGTGTCCACCAGTTCGATTACCGTTTGACCTTCATTCTGTTCACGTCAACGTGGAACCTTGAAACGCACGATACCTACTGGCAATCGGTCATGCGGGCGTTGTTCCAATCTGCGGATTCCGCAACGCCCGGAGTTCCCTACGTCAAGGCCGCGACCGGTTTTGATCCGCGTGAAGCGTTTCAGATTGCGACGGACAAGATCATGCTGACGAGCACGGCCGGGGCGAAAACGAAGGCGTTGCTGTCCACAATCAGTTTCACGTTGCGGGTGCGGTTCGATCCGCGGAGTTGAGCAATGGCCAATGAAATCGTCGGCGCGAAAAGCTATCTGCACCTGATGAGCGAATCGGCTTGGGGCACGAATCCGAACGCGAGCCGCGTGTTCCTGCCGGTGGACGATTACGCCGTCGCGTTCGTGCCGGAGAATCGGCAGGCCAAGCCGTACATCGGGCTGTATCAACGGAAGCATTCGAGCAATTTTCGCGGGATGCCGACCGGCCAGCTTGTCGTTCCGCTCTACGGATTCGAGGCCGTCGTCACCGGCGGAACGTCTCCGATCGGCAGCGACGTTAGTCTCGCGGAATATCTGCTCGACTGGTCGATGGTCGATGAGGCCGGGACGATTCACGAGGCGAAGGAACTGCCGTCGAAAACAGCGGAGTGGGCGGAAGGGCCGGACGTCGCGAACAAGCGGCATACCGGGTTGCGGGTCAATCAGGCAACGCTGGTCGGAAACGAATCGACCGGCAACCACGTGCTGACGCTGGACCTGATGGGCAAACAGGAAAACGAGGCATCGTTCCCGACCGCGACGGATATCCCGGACGACATGGAAGAAGTCACCGACATGGAGTTCGGTGATTGCGTCTTCAAACTCAATGACGGGGCGGGCGGAGCGGTTGCGGCCGTGTCGATCGAGTCCTATCAGCTTCAGGTCGTGCATTCGCTTCAGGTCAAATACAACAACTCGCAAACGCCGTCGTTGATTCTGAAGATCGACCGCAACGTGACGTTGCAGATTGTGCTGGACAAGAACGCCGACACCTACGATGCGTTTCGGCGGGACATCAC